GCTACGACAGGAACCTTACGTTGTGGATTCATTGCAGCAGTAGGAATTGGTTTACTAGTATTATTCCATGTAAATTCAGCAGGATTTAATTCAATTTGAACGCCTGCTCCACCGTCTGTTGTAGCATTTTGTGTAAACTTCAGTGAGAAATTAGTATTGAATGTTGCTAGTCCTTGTCTGAATGCAGTAGCATCTGCGTTAACATTACCATAACTAAAGTCAAGTTGTGGATTAGTAACAGGGTCAGTTCCTAGTAAGTGTGAGTGATTTAATGTGCCAGAGTAAATGGATAAGTAATTTTGTATTCTAGCACTAGTTCTATCTGTGTCAATTACACCAGCATCGCCATTGTTTGGACTACCATTTTTAGTGAAGTATTGATCACTTAGATCACTGATCTCCGAGAATGGTGAACCCCAGTAGTTACCAAATGCTACGTCACTGTTACCTTTACCAGGCAACAGATCTTCAAGTGATCCTCTACCAGAGTCTCCAACTTCTTGATCGAATTGACCATAGTTCCAGAAGTTTGCATCTTCCCAATAACCATCATCAACAGCATCATCCTTATCATCGTTTTGCCCGCTCCAATTTTCTGATCCTGAAGGAGATGTGCCATAGTATGCTCTTTGTCCCCATGGAATAAGTGGGTCTCCACTATCAGAATCAACCTGACCAGAAACAAGTTCATGTTCATGTTGCGGAACAGTTACAGAAACCTCCTTAACAGGACCGATATTAGCAACAACTTCACCAGTAACTGTAAAATCAACATCTGCCTCAAGTAATTCTGTTCCAAATGTTCTTGGAGTTCCTAATGTGAAGTAATCTGATTGCACTCCATCACTAGAACCAGCAGGTGCAATAACCTGCTCTAATGGATCTGGACCAGCAACATCTACATCATCAACATACCAATAACCACCAGTTGAACCAGTAATCTGGAATGATCCACCAGAACTAGTTACAGGAACAAATGCAGATGATCCTCTGTTAGAGTCAACAATACCAGCACCTACCATTCTAACATTACGATAGTCTGGAACATTGAAGTTTCCAGTGTAGGATTTAGTTTCAGGTATAAATGAAGCACTACCACCATATGTATTGCCAATTGATTCCCATAACCAAGGATAATCTGCTGCAGCATATGTTGCTCCATCACAAGGTAAGAATCCAGGAAATCTTTCTTCAATATCACCATAACCAAAATTGCCATCATTCAATGCAGTTTCTTTAGTGATAGGAACAACAGTTCCTATCGAATAACCATCAAATTTAGGTGCTGAGTAATAATCTCTAGCATTATTAGGATCTTCGCCTGCTGCTACCCATGCAGCATCATCAAAGTATGCATTCTTCTCAGAATACCACACACCAAGATATGCTGGTGGGATAGGTTTAACAGCATAGTTAATAGATCTCAACTGGAATGGATTTGCATCACCAAATGTAATCGTTGTCTCACCATAATGAGATAATCCTTGCACAGGATCAATATTAGCATTTCCAGGTTGCTGCATAACAATAGTGATGAATACAGGATCACCACCAGGATCAGGATTAACTGTGCGTGGTCCTACAGTTGCTGCATCACCATTAATAGAGAATAGAACATCCCCAATATCTTCATTGGTAGCAAAATTGAACTCATTATATGAGAGAGGATTTGCTGCACTAATAGTAATTGGTAGGTTGAAGTCAGTCAATCCAATCGGACCAATGACACTCACACCACCAGGAGTTTTATTAATAACTTGGTTAATAGGTGTGAATGATGGAGTAGTATCTGGTCCAGTCCAGTTTGCTACTGTCCATGTCTGAATAAATCTGTTTCCTACATTAATACCAACAGTAACAACACCCTGGCCAGGAACTACAGGGTCAGTGATATCTGTAGAGTTATCAACAACTAGTTCAATTGTATCATTATTTTGAACTGTGACATTGTTGATGAGACCAGAGGAACTACCATTGATACTAATTTTAGGAATAATATTAGTATCAACAGGTCTAACAACAACAGGAACAGATAGTCCAGCATCTAAACCAGTAACTAATGCAAGATTTCTACCATTAACAATGGTAGTAGATCCTCCTACTTCAGCATCTGATCTTAACCCAGTCTGACCAGGAACCTGACCAACTAGATCTTGAAATGTGAAGTTACCTGGGGTATCATCAACACCCTGTCCAGATTGAACTGGCCATACAGAAATACCAGCACCATCTCCGACAGTAATACTAAAATTAACTATTGCTGTTGGTGTTGTCGATGATGTGCCTCTTAACTGAACATATTGACCATTACTCACGGTCAAATTATTGCCCCATCCAGAAGAAATATTATCAAGAACTTCATATCCACTAGCATTAGTAAATGTAGTATTAAAATTAGATACTGCAACTTCAGCATTATTATCAACAGTAATGATAGCATCAGTAGTCAATCCCAAGATCTGTGGAATTTCACTGTATACTAATGCTCCGAGTGGAATATTGTTTAACGATCCAAAGTCTGGTGCTGGGTTTGGTGTATTAACTGGAATTGATCCAGTTTGAACATTCCAGGTAGCAGAACCTGTTCCGACAGTAACAACAACATTCTTAGTATCTACTGGTGCCGTTGATGATACTACTCTAACCTGAATCTGGTCAAGATTAGATACGGTATCGTTAAGTGCTCTAGTCCATGCACCCCATGCACCATAACTAGTAGTTGCTTCATCATATAGTCTGAGACGATAACTCCAATCATTTACATCAATTGTATTAGAACTAACAATCAATGGTGCCTGTGTTCCAGGATCAAGACCAGTGATTGTAATAACTTGCTCGCCTTCTCTTAGTGGATCAGGATCAGATGCTAGTCCAGTGTATGCAACACCATCATCAGGATCTGCTGTTGCTGCATATGTGAATAGAGTATCAGTTTCTGCATCTTCAATATCTCTAAGGAAGTATGGGTCAGGTTCAAAATCTTCTAGTTTAGTTTCAATAATCCAGAAGACAGTGAGCTCACCAATCGCAATCTCGACCTGAATACGATCATTGAAATTGGGGGGAGCTTCATAACGAAACTGGATAGACTGCCCCTCTTCAACATATAGCGGATTGGCACTAAACTGATATGGCATCTGAACTTAGACTTTTTCCCGTATAGTATTTAGGTTAAATATTACGAAGATCGTTCCAGTTACTTTCTATATCAGGATCATCATCATCAAATCTTACTTGAATTGGGTCTGATGCCTTAATTTCTACTGGAATATCGATATCAGTAACAAAAATAGGATCACTAAGAACTAATGACTCATCTGGTGCTGCAATTTGATCAAGTGGTAACTCATCTTTGTTTTCTGGAAGAGTAATATTATCAGGTTGTTGATCAATATAAACACTAATTTGATCATTTGAAGATACGGATCCACCAGCACCACTAGCAATAGTAGTAAAAGCAATAGCAAATGTTCCATTATTTGTCCAAGGAATATTAAATGTTGCTGTATTGGTTACTTCTGCTCCAGATTCGTCGGATGATGTTCCTGGTAAACTAATAGTTTCTGATACGGTGGTAAAATTGCCTGTTAACGGATTTCTTTGTGTATAAATTGCAGCAATATTTACTCCGTTAGTTGCATATCTATAACTTACATCAATCTCCACTGTGTCACCGTAGTTAATTTGTAGTGGTGGATTAAATGAAAGTTCTGGAGGTTGATTTACAACAACTGTAACGTCATCAGTATCAGAACCACCAGGACCACTGGCAGATAGTGTGTATGTAGTTGTAACTTCTGGACTGACATCTGTATTACTACTAATCAAAACTGGTCCAATACCTTGATTAATCGATGCACTATTAGCATCACCACTAACTGTCCAATCTAAGTTTGATTGTTGTCCTCTTGTGATAGAAGTAGAATCATTTTGTCCATCTGCTCTTAAGTTAGCAACAGTTGGTTGATAAACAGTAATAGTAACAAATTTTGAATCATTACCTGCCTGCCCTACTGCAGTTAAAGTATAGGTAACGGACGAAGTTGGGGAAACAATCTCACTATCAACTGCAGAAACTGAACCAACACCTTGATTAATACTTTGAGACTCAGAATCTGATACTGACCATGATAACGTAGCAGTCTCACCATTATTGATAATACTGGTCTTATTAGTAGTAAAGGTATTAATCTCAGCAACTTTTAAATCATAACTTAAACTCATAGATCCACTACTATTATTAGTGCTTTGACTAAGGAATGATATGATGCTAGAGCGATATCGAGATGTTCCTCCACCGCCGCCACCGCCGCCGTTATTACAATCAGTGCCTGCGCCTCCACCGCCTCCACCACCATGACCGCCGCCTCCACCACCGCCGCCACCGCCGTCTCCACCGCCTTTGTTGGCACCACCTCCACCATTACTTAAACTCACACTATTCGAGTTAGAGAATCCACCAGCAGTTCCTCCAGTGCCTCCAGGACGTTGAGAACCGCCACACGAGAAGGATCCACCTCCTCCTCCACCACCACCACCAGCAGTAACTGCACGAGCACCTGCTAGATAAAATACCGATGCTGCTCCACCACCTGCTCCACAACCAGACCATCCACTAGTTCCATCATCGCCACCTTTACCACCGCTACCGCTGCCCTGATTGGCAAGAGAACCACCAGGACCACCTACTGCTGCACCACTTCCACCAGGACCATTAGATCCTACTGCTCCAGGAAATCCAGACCAAGAACGATTACTAGATGATGTTGGAATACTAAATGATCCAGATCTACCACTGCCAGCACCGCCACCAGGACCGCCAGAGTCAAATCCACCAGATCCTCCACGAGCACCAGCAATAGTTAATGATATATTTTGAGCGCCGCCAGGAATTATCCCTGATTGGCCACCAAATGGGATATTGATGTTGACAGTTGTTTGTGACATGAGATACTTTTTCTATATGGGTCTAACGTTTTTCCAATTAGATTCTATATCAGGATCATCATTATCAAATCTTACTTGAATTCTATGACTAGATTTAATTTCTACTGGAACATCAATATCAGTAATAACAATAGGATCACTGATAACTACTTCGTCATTTGGTGATTTAACTTCGTCTAATGGAAATTCCTCTCTATTTTCAGGGAGATTTATAGCATCAGGCAATCTATCAATGTTGACGGTTATAGTTTGAGTCTCATTTAAAAGACCACCTGATCCGTTAGCGAAAACTACCACATCAATTGTATCAGGACCAAGTGGTGACCAGTTGATTTCTGGTCCTATCTCTTGCTCAAGATCTTCAAGATCTTCTAATCGTGGTCCGCTATTCGGATCTCCATTCACAACAATAGTTTCTGATGTTCCATCAAGATATCTAGCAACATATGTAGCACCTACTCCTGAGTCTGCATAATTAGTTTCTACATCAAGTTCAAAATCATCACCCCAATCAATTTCTAATGGAATAGATACCGTCAACTGTGGTAGTTGATAAACGTCTAATATAACATCTCCAGTGTTATCACCACCCTTACCTGTAGCAGATAGTGTGTATGTAGTTTTATCATTAGGACCGACATCTGTATTACTACTAAGAAAAACAGCGCCAATGCCTTGATTAATAGATGCTGAAGTAGCATCAGTAACAACCCATGTTAACTTAGATGTTTCTGCTGGGGTCTTACCAGCAACAATAAAAGTGGGATTTACTGAAATTGAAATTGATGGTTTATCATATGTGCATGCAGAGCTCGAGGTTGCATTTCCTGCAGTAGCGGATGCGTTATAATTATTTGCATCTGGATCTGTGCATCCAAGAACTACAGGAGGTGGGCACGTGCCTAAACCTCCCCAAGTATGTTTAGTTGAATTAATAGCAATAAGATCAATTCCAGATGCATCATTTCTAATAAGTGTGTTTATATAAGAAAATGAGCGACTATTATTTACCCATTCGGCAACATAAAATTCAACCCCATTAAAACCAGAACCAGACCATTCACCATATCTACCAAAATTAGAGAAATACATGCCAGTTACCGAATTGCGGTAACTATCATTAGCATCAATGGCAGTTCCTACACCAGAAATCCAAAAATTAGATAATGATATACAATTGGTATTATCACCATTAGCAAAAAAATGTCCTTGTTTATATCCCATTACAATTCCCTAACGTTTTTCCAATTAGTTTCGATATTCGGATCGTCATCATTAAATCTAACCTGAATTTCATGACTAGATTTAATTTCTACTGGTATATCTATGTCAGTAATAAGAATAGGATCAGTTAACTCAACATCGGGTTCGGGAGCAAAAACTTGTTCTAATGGAAGTTTATCTCTACTATCAGGAATATTGAAAGAATCAGGCAATCTATCAATATTGACAGTTATAGTAGCATTATCAGTTACAATACCA